CGTCATGGTCGAGATGCCGTACGAGAAGCACACGATACGTCACGAGATTGACGTCTTCGTCGACTACGACAAGGAAGCATATGATGTCATATGGAAGCGCAGATGGAACGAGGCTGAATCCCGCCCGGTTCGTAACATTTCTGAATGTCTTTCGCTACTACGGAGATGCGTCAACACCGGCCCTGGGCGGTTGCTTCAAATACGTAACCTCCTCATCGAGCATCCAAGGCTCATCGTCTTCTACTCCTTCGATTACGAACTTGAGCTTCTCCGGGCACTGGATGTCAAAACTGCCGAATGGAATGGACATCGTCATGACCCGATCCCGGAAGGACCGGAATGGGCCTATCTAGTCCAGTATGCCAGCGGCAGTGAAGGATGGAACTGCTTCACCACCGACACGATCGTCTTCTACTCCCTGAGTTACTCCTACCGGATGACGGCTCAGGCCAAAGGAAGGATCGACAGACTGGGCACGCCGTACACGGATCTGTGGTATTACACGCTCAAATCAGGCGCTCCGCTGGACATCGGGATTGCGACAAATTTGTCCGGCAAGCGCAACTTCAATGAGAAGCAATGGGCGAAGGAGGCTCATTGGTAGGAGATTTGTCTGGTTACGACGGAAATTTCTGTCCGCTGGAAACTTTTTGTCCGGGCTGTTGTGCCTGGCAGGAGCGTTATGCCGGACAAAAACGTTTTTTCTCCTTAAGAAGAAGAAGAAAAAGAGTGTAAATATATAAAGGAGTTGTAAAAAAGTGTCTCACTAGTTTTTGTCCGGCAAGAAGCTTCAAGAAGGGGACAAATGTACTCACAACATGACTTCAGTAAGCAAGTGGATCGATTCGGTAACATCAGTGTCGATATAACAATCGGCGACGGCCCTGGCGCTGAGCCAAGAGAGACCGGGTTTTCTGCTCAGCCATCGATAGTGGCACGAGCACTTAGATCCCTAGCTGATGCGATCGATCGTTTGCCTGACCCATCTTCGGATTCGCAAGCAAAACACGGTGTTTAATAGAAGGAGACGTAACATATGCATGCTCAACCGAGCATGTTCTCTCAACTTTTACGAAGGGTAGCGAGCTCATGGCCGAGAGTAAGACCAAGGCGCAGACCGCGAACGTCGAAGCGGATACTGCCAACGTACAGGCCGCGGCTTCATCCAGTCTCACGCTTCAGTCCGTCGATGTGAGCGTGACTACTGGCAGCAACGGTTACTTCAACTACGACTTCGACAGCAACATCGATCAGGTTCTGGCCACTGTCAACGGCGGTCTCATGGCCACCGCTTCGACCGAAGTCACCGGCGACAAGACCGTCCGGGTCCGTGTCTTCAAGGGCCTCGTCCCGCTGGCGAACAAGAGGGTCACTGTCACATTGCTTGGCATCACTCACTAGTGGCCGAGAGCAAGTTCCAGGCGGGGCTGATCAGAGAGCTCCGTAAGATGTTTCCGGGCTGCATTATCCTGAAGAACGACTCCGCGTATCTTCAAGGGATACCGGACATCCTTCTCTTGTGGAAAAACAAATGGGCCGCGCTAGAATGCAAGGACCGTCAGGACGCCACGAGAACGGCGTCACAGATGCATTATGTTCGAATCATGTCCAGGATGTCATTCGCGGCTTTCATCTATCCTGAAAACAAGGACACGATCCTCGATGATCTTCAACTCGCATTCACGGCTCGCAGGCCAACACGCCCTGCTAAGCCCTAGCAAGTATCACTGGATCAACTACGACGCTGAGAAGCTAGACGCGGTCTATCACAACGCCCAGGCCGCACAGCGAGGTGTCGAACTGCACGCATTCGCCCATGAAGCGATACGGCTGGGAATACGGCTACCCCGTAATCAGCAAACCTTGAACACATACGTGAACGATGCGATCGGTTACCGGATGAGCCAGGAGCAGATTCTCTGGTACTCAGATAATTGCTATGGCACCACAGACACAATCAGTTTCAACGGGAAGCTTCTGAGAATCCATGATCTCAAAACCGGCGTCATTCCAGGGTCGATACACCAGCTAGAAGTTTACGCTGCACTGTTCTGCCTGGAGTATGGCCGGAAGCCTGGTGAGATCGAGATTGAGCTCAGGATCTACCAAGATGACGAGATTCAGATCTACATTCCTGATGTAGACGTCATCGCCCACATCATGAGCACGATAATCACATTCGACCGGCGCATCGAACTACTCAAGGCGGAGGGGTAGGTTAATGGATGAAGTGGGTGAGCGAGTTGCCACGGAAGATGAGCTTCGGCATTACGGCACTCCTCGTCACTCAGGGCGTTATCCATGGGGGTCAGGAGAAGATCCTCATCAACGAGGAAACCGAGATCTGCTAGCACAGATCCAGCATCTCAAGAGCCAGGGAATGACTGAGCCTCAGATCGCCAGAGGCCTGGGCATGAGCTCGACTACTGAGTTGCGGGCAAAGATCGGGATTGCCAGGGCGGCAAAGCGCCAGGCTGATGCTGATCAAGCGTACCGGCTGCATTCAAAAGGCATGTCGAATGTGGCTATCGGGCAACAAATGGGCGTCAACGAATCTTCTGTCCGTGCTCTGCTCAATCCAGCGCTTAAAGCTCAGCGCAGTGTTCTCGAGACTGTGTCGGGCCGGCTCAAGAGTGAAGTGGATGCTGGCGGTTACCTGGACATTGGCAAGGGAACTGAGAATCATCTCGGCATCAGTGGCACTCGGCTAGCTACCGCAGTTGCCATGCTGAAAGAACAGGGCTATGTAGTCCGCAACATCCAGGTTCCTCAGCAGTTCGGCAAGGGCAAGACCACGGTCAAGGTTCTTGGGCCGCCAGGATCAGAGAAAGTTTTCATTGATGGCACCAAGATCAAAACCATCGCCGCATACAGCAATGATGGTGGCCATAGCATGGTGGCGATTAAACCGCCTGTGTCTATCTCATCTAGCCGCATCGCTGTACGGCATGCTGGTGAAGGTGGTGAGAATGCAGACGGCGTGATCTATGTTCGTCCCGGTGTGCCGGACATCTCACTGGGTAAAGCCCGGTACGCTCAAGTCCGGATCGCCGTTGACAGCACACATTACATGAAAGGCATGGCGGTATACAAGCATGATCTGCCTCACGGAGTAGATCTGCTGTTCCATACCAACAAGCCAAACACGGGCAATAAGATGGATGCCTTGAAGGCTGCGAAAGATGAGAAAGAGCCATGGACCACGATGATCCGTCACCAACGGGAATACATCGGGAAAGATGGCAAACTTCATCAATCGGTAATGAACATCGTCAATGAGGAAGGGAACTGGAGAGAATGGCGTCCATCGCTGTCTTCTCAGATCCTGTCCAAGCAGCCAGTCGCCCTAGCACAACGACAGCTGGGTTATGCTCTCGGCGACAAGAAAGCTGCGCTAGATGACATCCTCCGCCTTACCAATCCGGTCATCAAGCATAAGCTGCTCGTAACGTTCGGTGATGAGGCCGATGCTGCTGCCGTACATCTCAAGGCTGCCGCTCTGCCTCGTCAGGGAACTCATGTCATTCTTCCGTTGACGTCATTGAAAGAGCACGAGATCTATGCTCCTAAATACCACAACGGCGAGAAGGTCGCCTTGATCCGGCATCCGCATGGCGGCATCTTCGAGATCCCTGAGCTTACAGTCAACAACAGGAATGTTGAAGGCCGCAGATCAATCACCTCTAGTGCTCTTGATGCGGTAGGCATTCACCCTAATACAGCTAAGCGTCTCTCAGGCGCCGACTTTGATGGTGACGCAGTGCTTGTCATCCCCAACAGTCACCGTGCTTTGAGAACGTCAGCGCCTCTTGCTGAACTGCAACACTTCGATCCTCAGATCGCATACCCGAAGTATCCAGGCATGAAGGTGTTGAGTGAGAGAGCTAAGCAGCAAAAGATGGGCGATGTGTCTAATCTCATCACAGACATGACTATCAAAGGCGCTCGTCCTGAGGAGATCGCTCAGGCAGTGCGTCACTCCATGGTAGTCATCGATGCGGTGAAGCATGAGCTAGATCACAAGCAGTCCTATATAGACAATGGAATAGCCGCGCTTAAAGAGAAGTATCAAGGCAAGAGCCCAAAGACAGGCAAACTCCAAGGCGCTTCTACCATTGTCTCAAGAGCTAGTTCTGAGAAGCGAGTTCCTGAGTTCAGGCCTCGCCCTTTCAGAAGTGGTGGGCCCATCAATCCACGCACTGGCGAAAAGGTACGTGAACTTACAGGCCGCACCACCATAGATCGTAAAGGTCAAATTGTACCCAAGACTGTGCGATCTACCAAGCTAGCAGAAGTGACCGACGCTAGGAAGCTATCATCTGGCACGCCTATCGAAGAGGTGTATGCCGCTCACTCTAATGCGATGAAAGCTCTCGGCAATCAAGCCAGGCTCGAATCGTTGAAGACTGGCGGGCTTAACTACTCACCATCGGCAGCGAAGACGTACGCTCAAGAAGTCGCAAGACTGGACGCTGCGCTTAACGTTGCTAGAAAAAACGCCCCCCTCGAAAGACAAGCACAGTTGATAGCGAACAGTATCGTATCTGGGACCGTTCAAGGG